AGGAGATATATCTAATGTCTGAAGAAAATCAAATCGAAGTTGAAGAGGCAGTAGATGTAGTTGAGCAAGAGGAATCTCTTGAAGAAGCTTCATCTGGTGCGGCTGAAACTTTAAAGCCTTCAGCAACCAAAACTCAGATGCTTGGTGATCTGATGTCTAAAGTTGCTGGCATGACCAAGCAGGATCTTTCTGCTTTTCTCGATAAGACTCTTGCCCAAGTTGGTAAAGAGGCTGATTCGGTTCCCGATACTTCTGGCAAGAATGCAGCGTCAGTAAATCATAGCGGAGCAGGTGTACCTTCTCCTCGTGTTGCTGTTCCTGCTAAAGCCATGAAGGAAGATATGGACGAGCTTCTTGCTGATCAAGAAGATTTGTCAGAAGATTTTAAAGCAAAAGCTTCTACTCTGTTTGAAGCAGCAGTTCAGAACCGTGTTGTTCTCGAAGTTGCTCGCCTCGAAGAAGAGTTTGAAACTCAGCTTGAAGAAAAAATCACCGAGTCTGTTGATGAATTGCATCAGCAAGTAGAACAGTATATGGACTACGTTGTTGAGCAGTGGATGCAAGAAAACGAAGTGGCCATCGAGACCAACTTCCGTGTTCAAGCAACCGAATCATTCATTGACGGCTTGAAGAATCTTTTCGCCGAGAGCTACGTTGAAGTTCCCGAAGAAAAGGTCGATCTCATCGACGAACTGCAAAGTGCAGTCGCTGAGCTCGAAGAGTCATTGGAATCAGTACAGGCCGAAAACCTGAAGCTGAATGCTATGATTAGTGAAGCAAGCGTTGAAGCTGCCTTCGAAGAGGTAACTGAAGATCTAGTCGAAACGCAAGTTGAAAAGCTTCGCTCATTGGCTGAAGGCATCGAGTATGCTGACGCTGAAGAGTATGCAGAAAAACTGAAGATCATTAAGGAACAGTATTTCACTGAGTCTAAGCAAGAAAACGAAGGACATACTGGTCTAATTGATGAAGAAGTTTCTGTTGGTTCTAATGATGAGTCTGAAGAGGGACAGCAAATTATTCCCGAAGAGATGAAGCATTACTTCCAAGCAATTTCTAGAACGCATAGAAGTTAACTTTTTTATAAATAGATAAGTATATCCAAAATAATAAACAGGAGTAACACTAACATGAATTTAAATGAACAAATTCGCAACAAGTGGGCACCAGTGATCTCTCACCCTGATCTTCCTGAAATCACTGATTCCCACAAGAAAATGGTTACCGCTATGGTTCTCGAGAACACCGAGCGTGCTCTTCGTGAAGCTGCTTCACAAGGCGTAAACCAACAACTTCTTTCTGAAACACCTTCAAACACGATTGGTGACAACTTCGGCGGCGAGTTCGCTGGTTTTGATCCCATTCTTATCAGCCTCGTTCGTCGTACTCTGCCGAATCTGATGGCTTATGACGTTTGTGGCGTTCAGCCCATGACTGGTCCGACTGGTTTGATCTTTGCTCTTAGCGCACAATATGCACCTGATGGTGCTAACACCACTCCTCGTACGGAAGCAATGTACGATGAAGCCGATACTGGTTTCTCTGGTGAGCACACTGGCGGCGCTACTCCTACTACTCACACTGGTAACTCTCAGTCAGGTGGTAAGGGAACTGGTATGACGACTACTTCTGCTGAATCACTCGGCTCAGGCGGTAACGAGTTTGGTGAGATGGCGATGAAGATCGACAAAGTCACTGTAACTGCTCGCTCGCGCGCGCTGAAGGCGGATTACTCGCTTGAACTCGCTCAAGACTTGAAAGCAGTACACGGTCTTGACGCTGAAGCTGAACTTAGCAACATCCTTGCTGCTGAGATCTTGGCTGAAATCAACCGCGAAGTAATTCGTACGATCAACACTGCAGCTGTAGCTGGTTCGCAAGGCACTGTTACTACTAACGGTACTTTCGATCTTGACACTGACGCTTCAGGTCGTTGGTCAGTTGAAAAGTTCAAGGGCCTCATGTTCCACATCGAACGCGAAGCAAACAAGATCGCGAAAGACACTCGACGTGGTAAGGCTAACCTGATCATCTGTTCTTCTGACGTTGCATCTGCACTTCAGATGGCTGGTGTTTTGGATTACACGCCTGCTCTGAACAGCAACAACCTCGCTATCGATGATACCGGCAACACCTTCGCAGGTGTACTGAACGGCCGATATCGTGTTTACATCGATCCTTATGCAACTACTAACTACATGAACATCGGCTATAAGGGTGCAGGCGCATTTGACGCTGGCCTCTTCTACTGCCCCTATGTTCCGCTGCAGATGGTACGTGCTGTCGATCAAGACACTTTCCAGCCGAAGATTGGATTCAAGACTCGATACGGTCTTGTTGAAAACCCCTTCGCACACTCTGTACAAGGTACGCCTGCTGTATCCGATGGTCAAATCACCAACGGTACCAACGCATACTATCGTATGTCTACGGTCAGCAACCTGTTGTAATAAAAAGAAGCCCG